ATTTTCTAACCAAAATTCTTCCCTGGTTGCTCATAATTTTGTTGGCTATTTTAATTGCATTCTTACATATGTTGGAGTCGAGCACATCATCATATACTCGAATAAAATCTTTTAGATCACTCGCCATACTTGAATTCCTTTTGAGCACTCTCGTCTAGTGCCTGCATTATTTCTTTGGTGAAGTATTTCTCTGGATCAGCAAGGATTGATTTAGGATATACATTAGACTCGCCAATGCGATAACGGTTACCAACCCGCTCGAAGACTCCATACTTTTCACCCAACTCCAATAGTCCGTAATATCTGTCAAGACCTCGTTCGTCATAGAATAACCTCGTTTCTATTTGTGCGTTTTCTTTTGTAAGTCTAGACTTTGCTGCCTTGACTTTAATAATATTTCCAACGACATCAGTGCCGTCTTTCTCTTTCTTTTTAGAAAGATATACTATAGTCGATGCAGCATATTTAAGTCCACTACCACCACCCATCTCTTTTGTGGGGATGTAAGATCCAACAACATCATAAGTATGATTTGTCACGATCATAGGTACATTAGCAAGACCTAGTTTCAAAGTCAATACCCTAAACGCACCTTTTAATACTTGTGCTCTAGTCATGTCACGAGTTTCTTTACCCGCTTCAGTATCTTCTATCTCTTTAGAGGTAGATAACATGCCAAGTGAATCCAATACAAACATCAGAGGTTTGCGATCAGACTCTTTCTGCTTCAAATATTTATCTACAATCTTAACTGCCTGTGTGCGAAACTCTTGTACGGTTGTCACAGGGACAATGATCATACGTTTAGAATCTATACCACGAGACTCAATCATTTGCTTACTAATAGCAGACTCAGACTCAAAGTATATGACACCTGCATCAGGATCTGTATCTAGGAAGTGACGGACAACACTCAAGGCAAAGAATGTTTTACCTGTGCTACTCTCACCTGCTAGTGCTGTGATCTTATTAGAAGGTAGACCACCGTAGACACTGCCACTCAATAAAGCATTGAGTATATAAGATCCAGTATCAACATATTGTGTAATGTCACCTGCAGAGATACCATCACTGGCAACTGCTGCAAATTCATTATCAATTTCCTTTATAATTCCAGTAAAAAAACTGCTAGTCATAATCATCCAAACATTGCTTCAAGTGTTGCACGTTGCCTTGCAGACCATCCGATCGTGTCAAGGATAACGGTAAGTGGATCAAGAAATGCTTTGTTAAATTGCATATCATAATCAATATATTCCTCTAGTTTAAACTCAGGAGGTAGAGTCCTAAAGAAGGAGATGACATTTTGGAAGTCACCCTTCTCCCCATGACGACCAAGTTTATTAGGTGTCTTGAGGAAGACATACTTGATCTTTTCACCCTCCTTTACGAGGGGATATTTATGTGTAAGTTTCTGCTCTTTGATAGAGTTATTATATAATAGCACACCTCGGACATGAATGGGGCAATGTGCTCCATATAACTTCTGAGGGTGATGATATTTCTGTAAGTTGTTACATGATCTAGGGAATGCGATCTCATCTGTAGGTAGTGACTTAAACTTTTTCTCAAACTGTCTGACAAAACGCTGCACCTCCTTCTCATCTGTATTCATCATGAGTTTAAGGACGTCACGGAGTGCTCCACGACATGATGATGGAGTAGAAGACTTGACTGCTTCAATGCCCATGATCTTTAGTGAAGGCTCATGATACCTTACACCCTCACTATCCCATACGTTTAAAATATATCTCTTCTTGGCAGTCCATACACCACGATTAGCGATGTTTTCTCTCTTCATAAACATCTTCTGCTCGTAAGCATTTACATAGGTTGCCAATTCTTCATAAGAATTCTGTATATACTTTTCAAATTCCACGTCACACACCTTCGTAAGGAACCGCAATACGCTTTGATCGCTCTCCTCTCGCTCCTTGAATACCTTTTTAACCAGAGGATCCATATGCAAATAAATGGAATCGGTATCACTAGCAATAACATAATCTTTACCTTCCGTGTTTAATAGTTTATTTAGAAACTTGTTGATCTTGTTTTCTATCCATCGGATAGAGACTTGACCAGACAAAGTGATTGCCTCAGCATTTGCCAAGTTGTAGTAACGGAAGTATTGATTACCAATAGCACCATAGGCACTGTTGAGTTGAATCTTCCTTGCCATTTGAATGTTATTATATGTGGAAATATCATTCAATAGACTAGTATTACCTGTCTCCTCAAACTTTTGTTTGGAGGCAAGCATTTTCTTTTTAAATATCTTCCTTTCATCGTAGATGCGTTGCATCATCTTAGGAAGAAATCCATGTATATCCTTACGATACTGAGCACCATTAGCACAGACAGCGTAATCAGGATGGGCAGTAAACTCTTCGTCAAGGATCTTATCTACTGATACTCGTGGGTGTCTCTCGTCGATAAGTGTTTCGGGAGAGATATTATACTGCATTATAAGGTGTGGATACAGAGAATTCAAGTCGAAACTACACACCCAGTCATAAACACCTGGTATAGGTTCTTTTACATATGCTCCTGCATACTTGTCATCCTTATCAGAGGTGACTTTAGGGGGCACGACAATATTCTTTGAATATAAGTCATTATATATGAGAGTATCCCACATCTTTACCTGTGAGAATACATCATCAATGTTTACTTTAGCATCGTATGCCATGGTGATTGCCAACTCAACAAGTTTCATCTTGCTTTCTAGTTGATCAACCAACTCAACGTCATGTATGTTGTAATCTACAAATCTTTTCCAGTCTGAGGTATAAAAGTCTTTGAAGTTTTCATACATGCTATGGTCTAACTTATTCTCTCCCAACTCGACTGTAGATATATGCTCTAGACTGTATGATTCTTGTGCAGAATAGGTAAATTTTTTGTATAGATCAAGGTAATCTAGGATAGTTACACCAAGAATATCATAGACGAGATTTGCTCGGCCTTGTACATTTACGATGCGGTCTTTCACAACATTCCAAGGTGAGAGACTCTTCATCCACTTCTCTCCTAGAATCTTTTCAATCCTACGACAGATATAAGGCATGTCATAGAAGTTATTATTCCACCCTGTGATGATGTCAGGGGTGTTATGCACCCAGAATTTATGGAAGTCCTGTAGCATCTCATGCTCAGTATTAAATACACGATACTCTACAATATCTGGTGCTGTATACTCTCTTGTGCCCCATGTGATGATCTTCTTAGTGATCATATTCTTCATGGTAATGCATAGCATGTCCTCTTGGCATGCTTCTACATCAGGGAATCCATTCTCACATGCAACCTCAATATCAATAGTCCATATACCCATCTTCTTTATGTCATAGTTGACACGATTAGGAAACTTCTGTGCGATATGTTGGAAGACAAACCTCTCATATCCATGCACTTCCATACCTTCTACATCAGAATATCTCTGTAGAAAATCTCTTGCCTCTCTTACTCCATCAAACTTTTTCTTATGTGCATACCTACCATCAAGAGTCCTATACTTAGACTTCTTTGACTGATTAGTGGGCACTAGAAACAGAGAAGGGGATGTCTTCTCACGGTATTGCACACGCTCACCGTTTCGATATCCCCTTACCAACGCTGTATCTCCGAAGATAATTACGTTAGTATAAAAATCACTCATTCTTTGCTTTCTTATCCTTTGATTCTAACATGACTAGATACTTCTTTGCAATAGCAGGTGATGGATCTACGACAGTCAATACATCTGTGCTCTCTAAGAATAGATCATCTTGATCTGAGTAGGGAGGATACTTTGACAGTCCATGACCTGTAACTTCATGACAGTTTTGTAAGAGGTAACTAGGTTCTTCGTCTAATTCTACAACGTCACCCAACAAGAAGACCTTCGGGTGGGATTTCAGTATAATCAACTTTAACATCATCTTTTTGGGGTTTTGAATTTTTAATAGTGGTCAACGCTTGCTCATATCTTTTAAGCACCTCATGATGAGGGTCAGCAATACTTACAACATGGTGTAGGGAAATAAAATTTGACCCGACTGTTAGTGGGAAGTATGGATAGAATCTCATACGGATATCCTTTAGTGGATTGTCCCCATTCCCTTCTTCTTCTACAAGAAAATCCTTTTCATTCATTTCTAATTGAATAGAAAATGCATCTTTAAATTCATAAGCAAGCACACGAAGATCCTCTGGATTACTTGTGTAATCCTTAGACGGTGCATTCCTTACTTCTTTAATGTCAGCGACTACATCTTCGCCGTTAACCATCCTAGCAATTTTGATACTCATATTAGAAAGACTAGTGACCTATTTATCTTACCATGAAAAAAGGAGGTGTCAAGCACCTCCTTAATTTTAAGATATATCATATACCTTACGTTTTTGATGATCAGGAATGATCTTAGTTAGAGTAATAGATAGCAACCCATTGGTAAACTTAACATCACCTACCTCTACATCATCACTGAGGTTGAATCCTCTAGAGAATGATCTTGCTGCTACACCCCTGTGTATATACTCCTGACTGTCAGTCTCATCTTTATCTACTGACTTGACTATCAGCACGTTTGTTTCTGTTGAGACCTCTACATCTTTTGGATCCCATCCTGCTAGTGCTAATTCGATTCTCCATGTCTCTTCAGACTCCTTGACAATATTATATGGTGGGTATTGTGTCTGTGGAGACCCTATTCCATATGCATGTAGTCTGTAAAATAGATCGTCAAACCCTACACTGTAGCGATTTGCTGCATCAAAGATTGCATCGACATCCTTAGATGTCCACTTAGTTAATTTCATAATTCTCCTTTAAAAGCGAGTTTAGTTGTGTGTCCCCGAAGGCGACACTACTATTTAACCATGAAGTAATGTAACTGTATATGGTGACTACCGTCTGGATTGTTACAGAATACCGTAATAAAAACTATGCTAAATAAAGCTACAGTAGTAATCCCTCGCGAGGATAAAATGAAGAAAACATTATTCTTTATTATGTTATTGTCCCTAGGATCAGCTGCAAATGCAGGTGGATTGTCAACTAGACACCAGTCAAGTTTACAACACACAGTAGATGCACAAACAGCAACCTATTCAAGAATCGGAAACTCTTTTTCCGTCTCAGGTACAAACGTGACAACATCCCATACAGCAGCAGGTGCATCGAGTGCAACCTCAAATGGTATTGGAGTTAACTCTTACGATGGCACAACAGGTGTCGCAACCGTAGGATCTATCACAGGAACACAAACAGGATCAGGATCCTTTTCCTTTGCTCAGTCATTCACTAAGGGTGACATAGCAGGTACAGCATCTGAATATTCAGACTTCGGTAGTGTATCAATTACATCTGCAGGCACACAGAATAGCTCAGCAAATTCACCTGGTACTGTTACTGCTGCTCATGCAATCACACTTACAGGTACTGGTAACATTGGATCAACCACAACAGGTCAGTTTGTAAGTGAAGTAACTATCTTTGATTAAGATCATGAGGAATACATATAAACTATTCCTCATGTTTTTTGCAATGGGCGTAACCCCAGTCATAGCAGTGCCTGTGGTACCAAATTTCACCCAAGGTTCGATGACCACCCACACGGAAACGACTTCTACGGTGAAAGAGACCATAAATTCCATGGATTATAATACAGGCTATCAATGGTCGGTAACAGGAAATGGAATTACAACAACTGATAATTTATCACCAACCACATCTACAACTAATGTAACTATTGACGGAGTGACTTCAACATGGACAGGAGTAGGGACAACACCCACCTTCACACAGACAACACCAGGTGCACCGTTTCAATTCACAGAAACATACAGCGGACCAGGATTGTCGAATCACACAATAATACAAAGAGAAACAACCGTAACAAGCGTCACAGACACAACCAGTATCTTTCAGCAATAGGGATATCCCTTGCTATGACTGGGTTTATGCCCTCTGCTATAGCAGAGACAGTTGGTGGAGTTAGTGCGACTGCATCGCCGATCGCGAATTCTTCTGGCTCAGTGACCAACCAAGCTATACAGGTTTTACAAGGTCCGTATATAACTAACACATATGGTAATGGTATACAGTGTCAGGGTCCTACCCTCAACGTTACACCATATGCCACAGCAACAGCATCATCCCAAAAACCATTTGAGGATTATTGGGATTCGCCAGTGTACGACATGTCAGACGTCAATGATGACGGTGTGTTAGACAATCCAGGTAATATTTTATACTACGTCCCTACTAGGACAGCTCAGAAAGATAACTATAATTTCTCACTAGGTGTCTCAGCAACGTGGTCTAAACCATTAGATAAGAAACTACAACAGCAATGTAAAGAAGCAGCAGACGCAAATATAGCATTGATGGTACAAGCAAACGCAAATAAAAGATTAGACTTTGAGATTGCGAGATTGAAAAACTGCGGTGAGCTGATGAAGGCTGGGATCACCTTCCATCCAAAGTCACCTTACTATAGTGTATGTGCTGATGTTGTGGTGCAGAATGTTAATGTTGTGGCTCCCCATGCACACACGATACCTAATGGCAACGCAAGCAGCCTAAAAGATATCTCTATAGGAAACAACTCTAAGTTATAATTACTTCTTATATCTGTCAATAATACTTTTCTTAGTAAGCTTGATAGGAGGTAGTCCCTTCTTTTCACGATACTTATTAGTCATAAT